AGGTCAGAAACGTAAGCGTACAGTCAAGAAACAATCTGACTGGATGCAATACTATGGTTCGTCCGAAGAACTCAAACTGCTTGTTGAACAGAAAGGTGGTGATGCCTATCATCGTGAGATTCTTCGTCTGTGTATAACTAAGGGTGAGTGTTCTTACTATGAAGCGAAAGAGCAATTCGAGAGAGACGTGTTGTTACGTGAGGATTATTATAATGAATTTATCGGTTGTAAGATCCATGCAAAACACATAAAGACTAAATAAATTTAACTTGACATGGTTTTCGATCGTGTGTATAATGAGCTTAAGCGACAGAAAAACATAAATAAATGAAAGGTGAAACATAATGGCTGTATCAGCAAAGAGACTTGAGGTGTTTGAGATTCTAGAAAAGGTGTCTCAAGCAAAGACTAAACAAGAGCGAGTAAATGTTTTGAAAACTCATGATTGTATTGCATTGCAAGACGTACTACGTGGTACGTTCGACGATACTATTCAATGGAACCTACCCGAAGGTGCACCTCCTTACACGCCTAATAAACCCGAGTCTCCACCTTCCACTCTTCTACGTCAACACAGATATTTCAAGTATTTTGTTAAAGGTCTTCGCGAAAGTGAAAACCTCAACAAGATTCGTCGCGAGAAAATGTTCATTGAAATGCTCGAGGCGGTGCATCCAGAAGATGCTAAACTTTTGTTATCTATGATCAATAAAAAGCAACCCGTGAAAGGATTAACTAAGAAACTAGTGCAGGAGGTATTTCCAAATTTAATCCGCAAGTGATTATGTTCGAGAAACTATAATAACAAGTACCCTTAATTAAGGAGAGCCTATGGTTGAATCCAATCAATTGGACAGACTGCGAAGAGATTCGCGAGAACTTGGACACTATATTCACAAACTACAAAAGAAAGGTAAGGTCGACACTGCTTATAAGATAGCGAAGAAACAATCATTTCTTGATGCCGCTATTGAGCAGGTTGAATTACGATTAAGGGGGTGATCCTGTATCTAGGGTGCACCTCTTGAATGGGGTGCATTTCTTTTTATAGATACGATTGGATTAAACGGAACTAGATTATGCCATTATACACATTTCGAAACAAAGAAACCGGTGAAGTAAAAGATATGATTCTTTCTGTTTCATCGATGGAAGAACTCACGAACGAAGGTGAGTGGGAGCAGATTATCGGGGCTCCTAATATGGTTACTCATACAGGAAACATGATCAATAAAACTTCGAGTGACTGGAAAGATCACTTGAAGAACATCAAAAAATCAACTAGTCGTCGATACGAGAACTCTGTTAAAGTATGAAAAAACAAAATGGTGAGTCGATGCACATTCGCATCGATGATTTGATAACGGTTGATCCTATCACTAACACTCAAAGACAAGCATATGAAGCTTGGCGCAGCGATGACAATCTTGCTCTTGTTGGTACAGCAGGCACTGGCAAAACGTTCCTTGCGTTGTATCTCGCACTTGAGCAAGTGATGGATAAAAGCACACCATACGATAAGGTACGAATCATTCGTTCAGTTGTACCAACAAGAGACGTTGGTTATCTACCAGGAACGCTAGAAGAAAAACTGGACGCGTTTACTGGACCGTATCGTGCAGCATGTACGCATTTATTCGAAGACGAACGCGCATACGACAAACTAGTCGCTAACGGTTATGTGTCGTTCGAATCAACCAGTTACATACGAGGAGTTACATACGACAACTCTATTGTGCTGGTCGACGAGATGCAGAACCTCAACTTCCACGAATTAGATTCTGTCATCACACGTATTGGTCACTGTACTAAAATTATCTTCTGTGGTGATTACTATCAGTCGGATTTTAAGAATGAAAAAGAGAAACAAGGAGTCAACCAATTCTTAGGCATATTAGAACAATTGCGAAACTTCTCTGTAATTACATTCGGTTGGGAAGACATAGTACGCAGCGACTTCGTCAGGGACTACATAATGACAAAAGAGTGGATGGGTTTATGAACAAGATAAGATTAAGGGAACAACTAGAAATCGACGAGGGACGAGTAGATGAAATCTATCTTGATCATCTCGGTTATCCTACGTTCGGTATTGGCCACCTTGTCACAAAGAACGATGAGGAGTTCGGCCAACCGGTTGGTACTGCAGTGTCAGAGAAACGCGTTCTGGAAGCATTCGATGCTGACGTTGATATTGCTGTAAGTGAATGCCACAAACTGTACGGTAACAAGTTCTATATGTGGCCAGACGAAGTACAAGAGATTCTGGTCAACATGATGTTCAACATGGGTAGACCACGTCTAAGTAAGTTTGTTAATTTTAAAAACGCACTAGAAGAGAAAGATTGGAAACGAGCTGCTGTTGAAGGACGCGACAGTTTATGGTATAATCAAGTGACGAATCGTGCAGAAAGACTGATGAGTAGATTAGAAAATGTTAATACCTAAACAAATAACGAACTCATTGGATGTAGCAGGATTCAACAACAAACAACATGTGCAGAATCTTGGCAAATTTATATCGAAATTACCGTCGGGATCACGGGTACTTGAAATAGGTGTTGGTTGGGGTCGCACAACATGGGAGATAATGGACAATCTTCCGGAAGGTAGCCAACTAGAATCATGTGACACGTTCGCAATGAATAACCCACAATTGGTAAACCACCATATTACGAACGTTTCGAAAAAACATTCAAACAATTCTGCTATCATGTATCAAATGAACGAGTATAAGCAGAAAGGTCAAAGAGCGGCGTTTGATCTCGCCGTTAAACAACATAAGCACTACCGAAAGTTTATGAAGAAAGTGCATCATTGTACAAGTCTCGAGGTTCTTAAAAACGACGTTGCTTGGGACTGCGTATATATTGATGGTCTACATACTTACGATAATGTTAGTAAAGAGTTAAAATTATTAGAGAACGTTAAGTATTTGTGCGGCGACGACTATCATCCTTTTCACGAAGGATGCAAGAGAGCAGTCGACGAGTTTATTGAAAGAACCGGACGCCAACTGATCCACGATACGTTTGAATCTGGTTCTGGATTTTGGTATTGTATAAAAGAGGAAACCGATAGTAATGGCTAAGATTGTTAAAGCGGGGATGGCGCCAAAGATTGAACCCACCCACAAGAAAACTTCGATTGGAAGAAACTCGATTAAGACTTCTTCTATGAACAAAAGTAGGAGACGTTCTTACAAAAGATATAGAGGGCAGGGTTAGACAAATGGCTAAGTACAGTCGTTACGATTCTCGAAATAAGAAACGTGGTCGACATAAAAATCAGTATCTAGAACGCGGTTCAATGGGTAGAAGGAATCGTGAAATACACGAAGCAAATACTCGGAGAGAAAGCATCTATCATGAAAACGTTGATATACCAAGTTTGTATAGGTAACGCAAAGAATTCTAAGTTATACAAACATTGTATACAATCAGTTGCCGACTACGCAGAAAAATACGGCATCGATCATAGGGTTCAAGAAACGCCGATCCTTCGCATCAAACCCGACATTTTCACTACGAACCGTAGTAGAGAATCGTACGAGAAGCACGGCGGTTATCTTCCAATCTATGAGAAAGAAAACGCATTTGACCTGCTCGACGAATACGACCAGATTGCTATCATCGACGCTGATATTTACATTCGACCCGATGCAGAAAACATCTTCGAAGAGTTCGGTACTGAACACGCGTTTGGGGCGGTGTGTGAACGTGAGATGCCGATCACAGGATTGTATCAACAGAAGATAATTCAATACTCACGAATGCAATACGATTCGCTTCACAAGATCAAGAAGATTGATTTTAAACCTAACGATCTTGGTTATGAATTCTTCAATATGGGTTTGATACTGCTAAACAGTAAACAATTCAAACCTTTCCTCAAAGGTCATACTGCCAAACAGTTCATACAACGCGGTGAGTTCAAAGACTTCGTTGATGGTATTGGCACTTGGAAGTGGAGTACCGACCAGACGTTATTAAATTATTTCGTCAAGAAATATAATATTCCGGTCAAACATATGGACTGGAAATGGAACGGACTATATACTGCTAACACACAAATTAAGAAATGTAATTTCGTGCATTTCTTTTTGAAAGACAAGTTGCCTGAAACTGGTGAGAACGTCGAACAACTGATGAAACTAATATAGGAAACCGTATGGTTAATTATAAGATAGGTGAGAATAAGTACGGCAAGTATTGTGTTCCAATCCTCAACCCAAGCCGCAAAGAAATAGACACGATACTAGCCGGCGAGGTTCATGAACAAGATACAATTGACTGTATGTTATCACACAGCAAAGGAAATGGTATAGTACATGCTGGAACGTTTTTTGGCGATATGCTTCCTGTCCTTTCTAACAATTTCAAAACAGTGTGGGCGTTCGAACCTTTTCTTATGGTTTACGAGTGTGCGCAAAAAACAATAGAACTAAACGACCTAAATAACATTGTTTTTAAACATTGTGGGTTGTCTAACAGAGATGGCCACGCTTATATAAAAACCGGAAACAAGCAAGGTAAGAGCACTGGCAGTAGCTGTAGAATATCACATCAAGGCGATGGCATAACTGAGAGAATCGACACGGTGTGTATCGACAGTCAGGTGCCTCAAGATGAAGTGATTGATGTTATCCACTTAGACGTGGAGGGTAGTGAGTTGAAGGCGCTACACGGAGCAAAGAAAACTATTGAAAGGTGCAATCCTGTTATAATATTAGAAACGAGAGGAATTCAGAGAGACCAGTTTGCTGATTTTCTAGTTCCTCTAGGCTATAAGTTAATAGATACAACCCATCCAACACCCAATGTACCAAATGGTGTTAATACGGTTTGGAAATATGGAGAATAAAATGAAAATAATGGTATTGGGGGGAGACGGATTCTGTGGATGGCCAACCGCTCTTAAACTGGCAAAGGCTGGACACGAGGTTCTTATCGTAGATAATATGTCCAGACGGGACATCGACGAAGAACTCAATAGCAATTCGTTGACGGATATCAAATCGTTAGCGCAACGCGTTGCTTGTGCACGTCATCTTGGAATGGACCTTTCGTTCGTTGACCTAGATGTGACGTGGCACTATGAGATGGAAGAATTGGTTAGTAAATTTAAACCAAGTACGATCGTCCATTTTGCAGAACAACGAGCCGCACCATACTCTATGATCGGTTCAAAACAACGACAGTATACAGTTAATAACAACATTACTGCCACGCACAACATTCTCGACATCATCGTTGCTGTCGATCCGTCGATTCACCTTGTTCACCTAGGAACGATGGGTGTGTACGGTTATTCAAAAGACTTTGGTGATATTCCAGAGGGGTATTTGGATATGACCGTTAAGTCGACCGGCAAAGACGTTAGCGTGTTGTATCCTACCAATCCTGGTAGCGTGTACCACATGACCAAATCTCTTGATCAGATTATGTTTCAATTCTATAACAAGAATTGGGGTCTTAAGATCACAGACCTGCATCAGGGAATTGTTTGGGGTACTCAGACCGAAGAAACTTTGTTACACGACGACCTCGTCAATCGTTTTGACTATGACGGTGTTTATGGCACGGTTCTCAATCGTTTCATCTCGCAGGCAGCAGCAAACATTCCACTAACGGTATACGGCGTCGGTGGTCAGAAACGCGCATTCATTCATATAGAAGACACGGCTCGGTGTATTAAACTGGCGTGCGAGAACGAACCGAAAGATACCTCGCGTGTACGTATTTTCAATCAGGTTTCTGAAGTAAGATCGGTTATGGAACTTGCAAAAATCCTACGCAATAAATACAACTGCAACATACAACAGGTCGAGAATCCACGTAAAGAATTGGCAGAGAACGACCTTGCAGTTTCTAACGCTGGTTTAGTATCGCTTGGATTTGAACCCATTACGTTGAACGACGCATTAATCGAAGATGTGAGATTCATCGCCGAACAGACGAAAGGAAAGTTGAAAGTTGAGAATGTTCTCAGCTCTCCCAAATGGTAGAATGAAGACATTAATATACCAACACTTTACTCCAGACAAACGGATTAAAGATAAAAAGAAGAATATTTACTTCAAGTGTATGTCGACCGTTGAACGGTACGCCAACAATATTGGTTGCGACTACATTCAAAACAACCGGACATTCATTAAGGGATACCATCCGGTTTGGGAATGTTTTCGAATCCTTGAAGATAATATGTTCTTAGAATATGATAAGGTTCTGTTCATCGACGCCGACGTATTCGCTCCGAATACAGACGATAACAGAATCTTTGAAAATTACGATGGGTTCGTTGCTTGCAAAGTTATGACCAACGAGCGAACTAGAACACGACCCGAGTATACAAAATACGGACCTGACTTCTTCAATTCAGGAGTAATGTTGATCGACAGGGAAAGCAATCTCAAGTTAAGAGAATTAGATCCAGTTTCGTTTCGGGAACAATATAAGAACGTTGTACCAGGAAGGGATCAACTCGCTCTCAATATGATGGCAAAACAAGCGTTCGGCGGGTACACTCAATTTGATCCAGACGACGCGTGTTACTTCACCGAACCTAATATGTCAAAGGCAATCTTCGTCCACGTTGCTGGAAGGTTGAGATCCGAATACACAAAAGACGAACAAAGATGGGATAAACTATTCGATGTTAATACCTGATTTAAACATATTTTTCGTCCACATTCCTAAATGTGCTGGTGTATCCATCGAGTTGTTTTTCTTTAAAAGAGACGGACTTGACTTGCAACAACACCATATAGTTAGACAACTTACCGATAAACAACGTGCATACTATAGACACGGTGATTACCTTCAGAAAGAACAAGGGGTAAAACTGAATGGTCCAGCTCAACACTTCACCGGACCTCAAGCGAGAAAATACGTTCCAGAGTTTGAAAGTTGTTATAGGTTCGCAATCGTCCGTAATCCTTGGGATAGATTAGTCAGCGAGTATTTGTGGCAGAAGCAGACGTTGAGAAAACACATCCAGTTCAAAGATCTGGTGAAACAGGTCGAACAGGAACAGGCAAAGCGCCGCGAGGGTTCTGCTCATTATATTCCACAGTGGATGTACATCTACAACGACAAGGACGAAAAACTGGTAAACGACGTGTTCAAAGTAGAGAATATGCAAGAAGTCGAGAACACGTTGAACAGTAAATTTAATCTGGGTATGAAACTGACCAAGTCAAATACAACCAAGAGAGACGAAGGTAAGCAGCACTACACCGATTATTACGACGAACAATTGAAGAAGACAGTCCACAATATCTACGCTAAAGATATTGAACTGTTCAATTATAGTTATGGCCAATGATACGGCGATCGCAGTATTCGTAGGAAGAGAGCAGAAGTTTGGTATCGCAACTACTGAGTTTCGAGGAACGCTCAACAAACTAGGATACACCAATATCGAGTTCATAGTCGATAATACCAAGACGTGGTACAATCAACAAGGTATCTATCAAAAACTCGAGAATCAAATCAATCAGTTTATTTCAAAACATAAAGACAGTCGCGTTGTTTTTATGGGTTCGAGTATGGGTGGATTTGGTTCGATACTGTACGCCAACAAAATCGAAAGATGCAGCAAGGTGATTGCATTCTCTCCTCAGATCGACATCGACCCAAAACTAACCCTTCCGTGGGACGATAGATATATTAATAACGTCAAGCACATAAACAATTTGCCGTTTCCGACCGTCAGCAATCTGTTGCGATTTGACGTCCAATATGATATACTATACGGCAACAAGGAACCAAGAGATAAGATGCACCTAGATAAATTACCTCAACAAAGTAACGTTGCGCTAAGATGTATCGACGGTGCCGGCCATAATGTTCCGATGTTTCTTCGAGACAACAGACAACTCGACAAAGTATTACAGGAAGTGTTGTAATGAAAGGTTACGTAATTACAATCAGGGATAACAAGGTATCTGATAGTTGTGCTGATAACTTGATCAAATCAAACAGCGAAGTCGGTAACGATTTTTCAATTGAGAAGTTTGACGCAGTAACGCCAGACAACTATAAAACTGTAATGAATCACTATAAGATTAAGTGGACCTACCCTTGGGAACATACAAGGCTGGATCTCAAATCAGGACTGTTGTTGGTTCCTTATCGAACAGCTGTTCCAGAAAAAAGAATCGCGTGTTTTCTTTCACATTACAAGTTGTGGGTTCAATGTGTTGAAACAAACGAACCGATGTTTATATTCGAACACGATGCGATATTCACAGACAAGGTTGACGTTGACCAATTAGTGTGCAGCAAGTATGGCATTATTGGAATCAACAATCCTATCGGTGCTACTCGAAGGTCTAAAGATTTTTACGACATTATGCGCAACAGTCCGTTACCGATAATCTCTGTGCCTAAGATTGACGACGATCAGATTCCTCAAGGACTTGCCGGCAATTCAGCTTACTTGCTCAAACCGAGTGGCGCTCTCAAGTTGTTGTACGCCACAAAACAATATGGAGCGTGGCCTAACGACGCGTTGATGTGTAAACAACTTCTACCTAACGTTCTTGGTGTAACCACCAAAACGTATACAGGACTACAAAGGATTCAATCTACTACTACATTATGAAATCATACGTTATCACTATTAAACACAACGAGAAATCCGTACAGGCAGCACAAAGGTGCATCAACTCAATGCCAGAATTCGACGTGCAGATGTTTGACGCGATCACACCGAAGGACGATCCAGTAAAGATTGCGAACGAATATGGATTTCCGATCGAGGGGTTTGTCGAGAAATTCTCGCGTTATGAGAATTGCCTTGCAGCATTTCTCTCGCACAGCACGTTGTGGCGTATGTGCGTTGAAGACGACGAAGAGTACCAGATCTTTGAGCACGATGCTGTATGTACTGGAACGCTTCCGAGATATATTTCTCATCAAGGTTGTATCTCAATCGGTGCACCAAGTTACGGCAAATTCACAACGCCCTCGATGCTTGGCGTCAACCGTCTAACAAGCAAGAGATACTTTCCAGGCGCTCACGCTTACAGAGTGAGACCAAAGGGCGCTAGAAACCTACTTGAAGCGGCGCACACTCACGCGAAACCAACAGACGTGTTCCTCAACGTGACTCTGTTCCCTTGGTTGGAAGAATACTACCCTTGGCCAGTAGAGGCAAAAGACTCATTTACTACGATTCAGAACACAAACGGGTGCTGGGCAAAACACAATTTCAATCAACGGTATGGTATTGAAGATGTCTAAAGAAAGATGTTTCGTTACTGGATGTGATAGTAATACTCAATGGATGCTTGAGTGGTTCGTTAAGAATTACCATAAGCACAACAAAACTCCTCTGGTGTTTGCAGACTTTGGTGTAACCCAAGAGATGCGCACTTGGGTTTATCAGAGTGGTTATTTCGCCGAGATAATTGATCCACCAAAACAAACTACCGGTGGTTGGTTCTATAAACCTGCAACGTTGCATATATCGCCGTACAAGGAGACCTGTTGGATTGATACCGACATTCACGTCCTCGGCGATATTTCTGGAATCTTCAAGTATGTAGAAGACGGCAAGTTGGCGATGGTAGAAGACAAACCGTGGACCAAACGAAGAGGTGAAACTTGGCACAACTCTGGTGTAGTCGCTATTCGAGGCAAACCGCCTATTCTGAGAAACTGGATGCTTGAGTGTACACGCAATCCAAAGATAGGCGATCAAGAGGTTCTACACGAAATGGTTAGAATCAATCCTATGATGCGAATGATGCACATCTCTACTGTACCGGATATATACAACTACTTAAGACTGAATCTCGTTGATGGATTAGACAATCCCAATAAGTTATGTATGCATTGGACGGGTCCAAAGGGTAAAGATCAAATACGGAAATTGATGTATAATGAGTAAAGTATTTCATGTGATTGGAAACGGTGACAAAGCTCACCTATACAACAAAGAGACCAGAGTTGGCACCAAGTTGTTATGTAATATGCCACCTTTCGAAATTAATCGAAACGAAGTGTATGCCACCTGTATGGTTGACTTCAAGATGATGTCTGCACTCACCGAGGGTTCGATCAAACTCGATCAGTATATGTGGGTTCTAGGCACCAGACCGAAGATTTGGATGGAACAGAAACACGCATTCTATATGAAGTATGCTCCGAACATTCGTGAGTTCTATACGACTGTTCCGAAGTATGCCGGTAATGCTACCAACTTCAATTGCGGTCATATGGCTGTGCACTATGCAGCCAATCGACATAAGGCGGACGAAATCCATATGTACGGATTTGACACTCTATTCGATTTTAATATGCGAAGCGTAACTGACGTTGTACTATCAAGCGACCGCAGTCAGAATAACAATTACAGATTGTTGAATAACTGGCGTCCAATCTGGAGAGATATCTTTAGACAATTCCCTAACACCAAATTCGTTCTTCATCATAACCACGACAACCTCAAGATTCCGCAGCTTGACAACACGGAAGTAGTGGTGTATGATGATAAGATGAGTAGCGCACAGATGAGAGAAGACACTAGTGACATTAGTGGAACCGAACCTGTCGCGCTCAATCGACAACAACGAAGAGCCTTAGAAGCGGTGAAAAGGAAACAAAAATAGTGTTTAAACATATAGGTGTTGACTTGGGATACGACGATCTCGAGGCAATCACAACCGAGCACGGCAGAAGATACGTTCTGCCCGACGGTTCCAAATTCCCTTCAATTACTACTGTGCTTTCCGTTCTGTCCAAAGATGGGATCGAACAGTGGCGTAAACGTGTTGGGGATGAAGAAGCCGACAAGATATCGTTTCGTGCATCACAACGTGGAACAGCGGTACACGAGTTGATTGAAAAGTACATCAACAACGAATCGGATTACACTAAAGGTTACATGCCCAACGTCATAGAGAACTTTCTCGATGTGAAACACGTGCTCGACGAAAGAATTGGTGACGTGTATGCACAAGAAGTCCCACTGTATTCTAAACACTTCGGTGTTGCAGGGCGCGTTGACTGCGTTGCACAGTTCGATGGAAAACTGTCGATAATCGACTTTAAGACCGCAAAGAAACCCAAACAACGTAAGTACATCACTAACTACTTTATGCAGGAAGCGTTCTATGCTGTGGCTTGGGAAGAACGCACCGGTATACCAATCACGCAACTTGTCACAATCATCTCCGTCGACAACGAACAACCGCAGGTATTCATCGAACACCGAGACGATTGGACCAAACCACTGGTTGAAACAATACAATTGTTTAACCAGTCTTGATTATAAATATGTGTTATAACAATATCTATAAGCAGGAGTCACTGATATGCCGGCTGAAACGTACATACTTTCACCAATTCTCCAAACATTCAACAACGCACAAGAGTTACCTGTTTTTCTCAACAACCTGTTGTACAGCACAACCAAGCCTGACGATCTTCTTTCGCCGTCTTCTGTAGACGAGTACGGAATTAGTGTTGCAATTAGCAACGATTACTATGTTGTTGGTATGCCAAAGTATGATTATTATGATGATGTTTATACTCGCGATGCTGGTATGGCGATCATATACGATAAGGCAACGGGCGATGTCCTGCATGTACTAGAAAACCCTTCGGAATTCCCCAAGGCCGACAGTTGGTTCGGGCTTGCAGTCGCTCAGTCCAACGAATACACCGTAGTCGCGGCAAGGGAAAGTAACGTATACGACAGCGAAGGAACCTACGTTGCTGATGGTGGGGCCATATTCGTTTACGAAAACTCTACCGGTAACTTACTGCATTCGATCTATAGTCCAGCAATGACTACTCGTGAACGTCTTGGTTGGTTTATAGACATATCAAGTGATAACAAGATAGCAGTTAGGGGTGTTGGAGTGTATGTGTACGATGCCGCTACAGGGCAACAGCTTCTACACATACAAAGCCCTAATCCATTGAATGCCTCTGCAGCGGCCACCGCTTTGGCAATCGAAGGTGACACACTAGTGATAGGGTTTGATAGTCAAAACGTTGAAAGTGTGTTGGAAGGTATTGCTGTCCAGTATAGCGTAAGTACTGGACAACTCATTCGCACTTTCTACAATCCTCGTCCAACACCTGA